TCAGAACGTGAGCAACTGAACTACCCACCCCAATACCATTCACGTAATAACTTCCGCTTGCAGGATTGGCTAATCTTGGTACACCTACCTGTGCTGCGCCTGCTGGATTCGCTGCGTTTGTGGTTTGGCTTGCATCTACCCACCAACCGTTAAGACCCGGAGCGCCTAAAACATAAGCACCGGGAAAGCCAGAGTCTTTAAAGAACGCATACCAGTTTCCAATTGCTTCAGCAGCCGTACCAATTTTATGATACTCAAAAGGAAATCCAGTATAACCAATTACAGGACTATTTTCTGCAACCACTGGCGTACCTTGAACGTTAATCTTTTGCCATCCGTGACCCTCTGCATATTGTGCTGATTCACCAGCCTGCAAAGTTCCATACCATAATGTTGCAGCATTAGTACCGTCATTCCATTGAATCAAAACAGTATGCGTGATATTATCAGGATTGAATACTATAATACTATCTACTATGTGACTTTGACCAGAACTAACTGGAGTCTCTACCAAATCAACCGATACATTTGAAATATTTGTAAACTTAGAAGCAGGCTCAAATGTAGTAGAAGTCCTAACTCTGTAAGATGCAGCACAAGTCAATGTTGGTGAAGCGGCCACTGTTGTAGATGCCGTTATTCTTTCTGGGTCTGTTGCACTGTAATTTAAAACTATCATATCTTTTTTATATTAATCCTTCAACTTGTGATTGCGTTAATCCTGAACCACCGCCGCCGCCTGTGTTTTTATTTGAAACGATGTAAAGATTACCGTCATGGTATTGTACTTCGATTGCATCGTTTACGTTTGTAATGCCTTCTGCTACACTGGTATCAATTGTACCACCAACCACAACTACTCTAACTGTATTAGTTATATCTAAGGCTTTTACGTACCATGTTTGCCCCTCAGTATAAGTTGTAGTGGCTAAATCAAAAGTTACGTCTACTGCTGCGCCTGATGCGTCTACTAAATACGTTTTAACACTTGGTGAAGCTGTTGTGTCGGCTGTAATTTCTACAACGTCTCTTGGGTCATTACTAACTAGCACCCCGTTGATATAGGTTACATCAGATTCGGTTACCGTAACATTGTTTGTATTTATTAGCGTTACGTTTGACAATCCAGCTTCTACTTTATTGTTTGAACCTTGAATTTTTATATTCGTTGTTTCAGAGAACACCCTATTATAGTTACCGTAGATTTCAACGTACTGAGTGCGTTGTCCTAATAGATTCCCTTCACCTTGAACTACTGACGTTTTACCTAAACCTGTATTTCCGTCTGGTGCAGAAATTGGTGGCTTCGCTGGTGAACTTTCATCCATGTTTACGTTACCACCATTTTGTACAGGGTCGAGTGGTGCGGTATCACCTACGATCGGTCTGGTAGTTGGTGTAAAGTCACTAGCCGCATTAATCATAAAGAAAGTACAAAGCGTTGTTTCTTCGCTTGTTGGGTTGTAGCCTTCTATTGATTGTAAACGAAAATAAGCATAATCAAAATAATACTTTTTATCGAAAGTAAAATTAACGTAGTCTAACGGTCTAAGGTGAACGTAGGCCTTTACTATTCGGCTATCTTCATCTGTGACCTCTCTTAGATGTTTACCGTAGTATTTATTTACTAGGTTGTTATCGGTTGAGTCAATGTCATGCAAGTTGTCGTCATAATAAACCTCTTTTACCAATCCCCAGTTAATATCTAAGGTCGGGCTGTAAGGATCATCCCAATGTCCAGCGTATGGATATTCTACATAAGTATCTACTAAAGGTAAATAAGGCCATGACAGGATGTAGTTGATATGATTCCACGCATAAGTCGTTGGCTTCATTCCTGAGTAGTACAATAGTCTTATATTGCGCTTAGTGCTTATTGGCTGTCCTGTCTGATCAAACTGCTCAATAGTTGGTAGAACTAAATCTGAATTTGGTTGTGCTACCATTGTAGTAGGTGAAAAAATAGTCTCAATCTTTTTAACACCGCTTAAAAACTCAGAGTTAACGTCTACCTTTCTATCACCATAGATACTTTGCCAATCGTTTTCGTATTTTTTATTCCAGTAGTCTGCATCTGGTTTGTCAGCAAAATAGAACTGCTTTGCGTCTAGGCTACCCATTGGAAATTGATCCATATCTTTTGAACGATCAATTAACTCATGGATATTTTTAACTGTCGAGCCTAAATAAGAATCTCTTGTTTCTATTATTAAGTTATAAGGATTGTTAGGGTCAATGTCAATCCAAATGTTGAACTTCTTAAAAATCGAAGTAACAAAATCGTACTGCTTAATGTTCGGATAAAGCACCTTATCCATTGTCAAAGTGTTACCCTCTTGCAACATGGTATTAGCAACCTTGTTGTAGAATGATCCTAATGAGCAAGTAATGGTAGCCGTACCAGAATAATAAACTCCTAAGTTGTCTACAAAGAAATCTGTATTATATCCGAATGCTGAATTTTTATGCCACAACCCAGCCTTAGTTGATACATGAATAATATCACCAGCAAGTAAAGGAAATGAAGTGCCGCCTATTTGATAACGATCAGGAGGTGATACGGCACGTCCAGTTAAAGAAGTGTCATTAGGGTAAACGCTCCAATGTTTAGCATTTAGATAGTCATCATCTGGATAAGTAGGTGTTGAACTAGTAGAGCGCACACCTGAATAAAAACTGTTATCATCCTTTGAAATATAGAACGGTGTCTGTGCAATTATAACAGGCGTACCAGTACTAACAGGTGTGTGATACATTTCTATAAACCCGTCAACTTCGCACGTTGTTTTTACATTCGATGCAGTGGAAGGTGTAAAGGTTGCTTGAATTTCTAAGATAGCGTTAATGTCATAGACTCCTGAACTTACACAAGTCCATTCACCCGTTGCGGGGTTATAGTTTAAACCAGTATCAAATAGTTCGTTAGTGAATATGATCGTATCGTTTGCCGAATAAGTGTTATTAGGTAGGTTCCCTGTTGTGGTTGTTCCTGTGCTTGTAAACTCTGGAGTATTAGCCGCAAACTCTCTATCGCCAATTTCAGCCGCCGTTAATTGGTAGCAATCTGGTGAAGATGGAATAATCAAATGCTCACAAACCGATCCATCGATAAAAGTACTTGTATAGGTTCTGCCAGTTCTGTAAATGATTTTCTTAAGTATCTCACGAACGTACAAAGCGCATCCTATCTGAGTATAAGTAAAGTCTGTTGAGTTGGTACTTAATCCGTAATCAATCAAAGGATAAACATAACCAGTACCAAAGTCAAAAGGAATGAAAGCACCGTCATACCAAATCTCAGTCTCCCAAGACTTTTGCTGAATCTCTTTTGTAAATGAATGGTCAAATTTATCAAACCCTTCGTAGGTTCCAGATTCGTAAAGATCAACCAAATAAAGTTCCTTAATGTCGGCAAAGAAATCTGCAACCTCTGAGTACATGGTGCAGTCATAGGTGATGTCCTGAAAATCATTCACCTTAATTTCGTTAAGTTTCAGGTATCCATTTATAATCACCTCTGAGTCCACCTCGTAACGTACAGACGCCTTAGCGTTTACGTCAAAGACTCTATCTATTGCATTAAATTCAAAATAATGGCTGAATATTTTATCCGCTTCTTTTGATCGTGGGATTGAAATAGTTTTAGAATACGCAGCCTTTCTGGTTGAAGGGTCGGATATATCCGTGATCGATTTATTAATAGACGGATTCAACCCTTGTGATAAAGGTATGTAAGTATTTTCTATGTAAAGTCTTTCAACTGCCATTATCTGCGTTGTCTAAAGTTTGCTTGACTTAATTTCAATTCCAATTCTAGGATAAAGATTTTATCAATACTCGTTTCCTTTTCAGTCCATGTGGTTGCGTTTACCTTTTCGTATGCCAGATAATTCTGCGCTCCTGTTGGATCAGTGAACTCTAAATAAATCTCAGGTGATTCAACCAACTGTTTTAACCATTCGTTTTCCTCAGTAGTCAATGGATTCGATCTTACTATTAAAGTATCCTGAGTTTTCACAAAAGTTGTCACTTGTGATTGATCTTGGTACTGCCTAACGATACCGCCAGCCGTTACAGGATATTTATCGTACTTATATCCTTTGCGTTCAATCTCTCTCTTTTGTTGTGAACGTGCGTTAAAGTTAAAAGCATCGAACCCACCTAATCTATTTGCAAAGTGTATACGTCTTTGTTCGTAACGGCACGGCTCTTCCATTACAAATACAAGTTCCTCACTCGCCTCTGTGTTTGCTGAGTTTTCCAAACCCACTGTATAAGTAGCGACTGAACTTGTGATGATGGGCTGCGCACCAACTAGCCAAGCGCCTGTTAAATTATTAATTGACTCAGGAGCAGTAGCAGCCAAATACATTCTTGAAGCTGTTAAGTTCTGAGCAACTGATATGGCTTTCTTTGCTGTTTGAATAGCATTTCCAGCACTGTCATAAGTCTTGTAAACAATCTGATCTATGTCGGTAGGTGTGTCAGTTAGGAATGTTGTATAACCAATATTATTGATTGAAACGTATTTTCTTTTTACGTCTGTTAAAAATTGTCCGTTTGCCCCATTCGCTACATTGCAAATATAATCGTTAGGAGTCCATCCCATTAACTCTTGCTCAGTGAGTGACCCTTGAAATAGATATTTTGCTGAACCTGTAACCGTATCGGCAACTACTGTATAAACACCAGCATTCAAATAAGAATATCCGTATTTAACAGTGACTTTGATAATACACTGCTCACCTGTTGCTCTTGCACCTAAGTAAAATGGTAACGTTCCGTTGTAGATTCCTAGAACCGAATTACAAGCGCTTTCACAATAACGACTTATATCAACTGTACCATATCCTAAAACAGCGTCAGGTTCAACCTCAAATCTTTTATAGGCTGGTGTTGAAACGTTTTCAATGTACACATCAAAGATATACTGAAATCCAGTGAGCGCCTTTGTGGGTGCATCCGTTTCGTTTACTGAAATCTCTTGCCTATTGTAGACAGGAGAAAAGGAAACTAAATCCTCTATGATTGATATTGAACTTGCCATTACTTATTAAAATCTAGTGTTATATCTACTTCAATCGCTCTACCCATTATTTTACTGAGTGCATCTGCAAATTGCTTTTTAAACTCACCATTAACCACTTCATCTATAAAATGGTTTGCTCTGATACCAGAACGCCAAACAGTTTCTCTAACTGCAAAAGGAGATTTGCCAGCCAGACCAGCCCACTGTACAAAATGCTTTACACTTGGCTTCTTATCTTTCTTAAATGCAAATGGTGAGGACGGGGCTTTGTTAGTCCATCTTGCACCGCTTTTCATTTCACCACCTACACCTTGTACACCTTCGTTCAGGAAGTTCGCATAAGGTAAAGCCGTGATTGAAACGCTCAGTGTCTTACCGTCAAATGCAATCGGTTGCGCTATAATAGATTGCTCCAAACTCTTTTGAGTAGTCAGTTTAACTTTGCTTTGTAGTGACTCTCTCAAATCCTTCATAGCAATATTACCCCAGTCCTCAACTATCTCACTGAATATCTTTCCAGCCGATTGTTTGAAAGCCTCATCTGATATACCTAAAACCTCTGACATTTATTTTTTCAATGCTTTTTGTATTTCGTCTATTCTGTCTTGCTCTTCTTTCTTTATAATCATAAATGTCAAAAGGTTGAGCGCATAAGTAACACTCAGTTTTTGAAAATATGGGTACTTTGTTTTATCACCCTCAGCCATTTGGTCAAGTGTTGAAAGCCAACCTATGCGTTCAAATAATCTATTTCCTCCTGTACTTTCTGTGTCGCTATCTTCATCTGGTTTATTGAATACGTAAGGGTATCTTGAATTAAGGTTTCTGAGAGACTGCAAAAAAAAACCGCAATCGGATTAGCAACCTTTAACGGGAGTTGTTTGAATGATTCAATCCTTTCAATTATCTCACCTTCTGGAATCTCAATTACTCTACCCTTCCAATCAACTTCCTGACAGATTTGGAACACCGTATTATGCAAGTTATCCAAAGCCTTATCTTTATCTCTGATCGTATTCATTGAACTCATGTAGCCGTCAAAGTCCATCTTAGTTGCATCGACTGCATCCATCTTTGAATCTAATCCAATGTTACGTTTAACCGTGTCTAAAATTCTTTTATAGATTGTGCGCTTTAACAAATTAGGATTGGTAATCACCTTATACCTTCTACCCTCGAATCTAAAATCTGTTATCAACTTTAAAGGCAAATCAGATTTAAGAAAGTCCTGCATCTTAGCAAGGTCTTGCATCGTGCAATTCTCCTCTACCCAGTCAGGTTCTTGATTCGTTAGTAAGCAAACCCGTTTAACCAGTAGGTTCAATTGCGCCTCTGCATCCTTTGGGTCTTCACTCAAAGTCTTGTAAACAGCAACGTACTGTTCAATCGTTATATCGTTCCAATTCTTAGGCAACATACTTATAAAGGTATTTGGTGAATGTTTTTGCGGTGTTTTTAAAGTTGTTTGAAAACAAATTTATGATTAGACTTTTCTTTCAGCTTGTTGAGTGCTACATATCGGAGCGCATCAATAAGGTGATTCATAAAATCTACCGGCTCGTTTGTTGGGTTGTTTGTCTTTCGATCTGTTTTCCATTTGTAAGACTTGAACTCTTTGGTTAAATTCTCACCAATCAAATAAATATTGAAGCGCTTTAGAATATCAATTGAGGCTGTGATGGAATCTTTACCCTTCATTGCGGGTTCTACTTTCAGCCCCATCCTTCTGAGTTCTTCAATACTCTTTGGCTCTGCACTATCGCAAATGTAACGGTTTGATTTATCCAACTCTTTGTAAAGGTCTTGGTTGGTTAGCCCTGATCGGTATAGTGATTCTTTAACGTAAAGGTTGCCATCTGATTTGAATACGTCCACACTTGCTGACGGGTCGTTCGTAAATCCAAAGTCTAATCCTGATCCGATGTACTCCGCACCTTCAGGAATGTCATTACCTTGTTTCCACTTTCTAAATACCAAGCCCTCAATCTTTCCGGTCATTCCCCTAGCGTAAACATTGAATAAATCCATGTCTATGTCTTTCAGTCCTTCGATCTTATCTCTGATCTTCTGTGAAAGGAATGGATTATGTTCGTGCCATGTTCTAAAGAACTTTACATTCGGCTTGCCTATAAAGTCATGGATATAAAATTCTTCGTTAGGGTTGTAATCTACAAAAGTCCTTATTCTGGTTCTACCCATCAAAGCAATCTCTGTGAAGATTGGCATTGCTATACCGTTCAACTCATTGAAGAAACTGTAATCCCTTTTACCTGATCTGGCATCCTGTGAGTTTTGAAACGATTTGAAGATCATTGACGAACCAGAAAGGAATTGAAACTCCCGATCTGTTTTATTGAATGACACAATCAACTTCTTTAGTTCATCTGAACTGTCAATTATATCGAGTGCATCCTTTAAAGCACCGCCTTTTAGATTGGGTATTGACTGACCAACAACTAAGATGTCACACTTCTCGCGAATGGCTATTGAGAATAAAGCCTGAAGGATTGCAACCGTCTTGCCGCTTGACGTTCCACCTTGATTTATTATAAGGTCTTCGGTTGCGTTTAGGTTAGCAAGGTATAATTCTGACGTTTTAAACATCTATTTGTATCATTCTGTCGTCGGTTGAATACCAGTTCTAAACAGTTTAATGTGTTTTTCTGGATTCCAAATATGACGGATGTATTTTTGCGGTGGTAATTTAGGCCATTTTATACTAACTGGCTTACCATTCTCATCCAATAAAGGCTTCAACATTTCAGGGCTGCACATATTACTCCGTTTCAATTTTAGGCGTTCCACTTATTACCTCTGGCTTCACCTCTGTTATTGTATGCTTTAAATTCTGATTAACGTCCTCAGAGTAGCCGCCATGATTACGCAGCCAGAACTGACTACCCATGTAAGTACCACCCCAGTATAGCTTTTGTTCGTTCCAATGGGTCATGAAGGTTCTGAATCTATTAAGGATGTAGGCGAAATCGGCTGACTTCTTTTCATAATCATACATCGAATCCCTTGTTGCAAAGCCTAAATATAGGGCTACACCGCTTAATGTGTACACACCTTTACCGTCCTTTCCTTTCTGGTCATCCTCCCAATTTAGATACTCTGCAATCTTTAGAGCCATTTCATCAGCGTTATCATAAAACGGCTTAGCTCCATTTGTGCAAAGTCCAAGCGAAAACAGATTACCATGCGTAAACTTTCCTTTCTCGTCTCTACCTTCCTGTGCCATTATACTGCTTTTAGTTTACCGTTTGATTTAATGAGTAGCTTTATATCGCCTGAATAATTCACTTCGTTGAGCATCTTAACCATTTGTAAAGCCTCTTTGTATTTGAAGCATTTAGCATTCTCTAAGTCATCTCTGAATCCTATTCCTATTCCGTTTGATTCAAAGAATAAAAAACAGTTATCGTTTTCAATGACGAAATTAGCATGCCTGCGTTGCTCTCTTGTGAATCTATCCTTTTTCACTTAACAATTGTATCAGTTCTTCTTTGGTTGTCTTGTTGGTGTACTCTAATCCTTTCTTCTTTGCTATTGACCGGATTTGGTGCATCTTTTTATCTTTCAAATCAATTGATGCCAACTCGTAATTTGTAATGCCAGATAGATTTTCATTCAAGTCTAAGTCCTCAATAACCAGATCAGCCGTTGCTTGTTTAAAGTCCTTAACCTCTGGTGAATCTACTCCTTTGAAGTCTACCGTTTCAATAGTTGCTTGTGGTACGTTTGGAATATCCTGTGGTACTTCATGCTCCAATATCTTGCGCCAGTTGTAAACCATTGTAAGCATATCGAAAATGCAATTAGAACAACCTATGTCAGTCTTTGGCAGATCACCTAAAGCACCTTGATAGATTACTTTCTTGCGTTCTGGGATATTCTTAAACTCGTCCCAAATAGCGGCTAAGTCTTTTAGAGCATCTCTATCTGAAAAGCCGTGTCCTTTTTTCCAAGTCTCAATCAGTCTGGCGTACTTGTTTGTTTCTGCTATGAAGTTCATTACGCAAAGAATAATTTAACACAATAATAAATCAAACCAATTGAAAGGACCAAAGTAATGATTCCTACTACTGGATTCTGTGGTTGTTTGTCTGGTGATTCTGTCATAAAATCTTATGTATTAGTTTATACATTATCGGTAAAGATAAGAATAAAATGTTAAACGTGAGCATTGTGAATAAAATTCCTAGCCAAAAACTTAAACAAGTTCCGCAATTGATTGGTTTACGATCTATCCACATCATTAAATTATTCCTAAACTTATACCCTAAGTTCGTTTTCTTTCGGCTGACCATAGGCCAAATCGTTTCTACCCATAACCAAACGAGTGAAGCGATTACAAAATATGTTTTAACGTCTTGCATTTCTCTATTATGTATTTAATTCTATCTGCTGCCATTTCTCTGTCAATTCCTTTGCGCCTTTGAATCTCAATATAACTACCGTTGCATTCTATGTACGCCCTTATCCATGCGTTTTCTGTTGGTGTTAAATGCTTTCTGATCTCTACCAAGTAATCGAAATAAGGCTCATAAATGTCTTGAACCTCTGAATCTGATGGCTCTGATTTTTCTTGTCTTACCTTTTCGTGCTTCATTACGGTGTAAATCCATGAACGTAAACCGCCTGACTCGTGAAGTGTTCTTATCTTTGATTCGTATTTATAGCACTCAAGTATAGTGTATTGTCTTAGTTCGTTTTGAAGGTCAGTGTTTTTAGCAAGGTGTTTAGCCTGTGCCTCTATCATTGGTAATATTTCTAAGATCAAATTATTCAACTATTAACTTTGCTAATTCAATTTGCTGCGATTCATTCCGGCTGAACGTTTGCATTATGCCTCCGCTTACCTCTTGCTGAATAATCCAGTTCTGCTTATGTGCAGCGCAAATGATTCGTTTACCTTGCTTCTTTGCTTCCAAACTTAATACCAGATCACACATGCACTTGAACTCTGATTTGTAAATATCAACAGGGTTGAAGTCATCTGTTCTAAATCCCATCACTCCCGTGCCTCCGACATCTACAAACATATCTAAAGGCTGCTCACCTCTGAAATCAAATACTTGATTCTTTCTGTAATATGATTCAACTGGTCGTTTCAATATTCTACCGTGATAGGTTATAATGGTTCTGAATTTGTCTATTAGTTCAATTGTATGCTGAATATAGTTATTGGGATATACGATGTCATCATCTGCCGTGAGGTAGTAACATGGACTCTCAATGTCTTTGATGTGGAAGAACTTTGCGTTGTCAGTATAGTTGTGGGCTTTGCTGTTATCGTAGATACGTACTTCATCACACTGTTTTATTAATGAGTTAACCGCCTTGCGTAGTTGCTCTGGCCTGTCTCCTTTGGTTGCTATGCTGGCAATTATTTTAACGGTATCTATCTTTAATTTCGTTGATCTTCTTTGCACGTTCCACTTGATCGATTCCTAATCCTAAACTCTTTTGCTTTGCGTGTCGTCGGTAAAAGTACAAAAAAGCATTTGAATAATCCAACTTAAAACCATTCTTTAACAATTTCATATTTAAATCATACTCCTCTGCACACGTCAAGCCCTCATCAAATAAGAACTCTTTTAAGATTTTAGACTTATAAACAACCGTACCGCCATGTATAACATTCGACGTTAGTAGATCGGTTAAAGTTGGGTAGTGTAACTTAGGTTCTTGCTTTTCGGTACGACCTGAGAATGATATGTGACCCTCAGGATAGATAACTGGATAACCAAAGAAGTTAACCGCCTTACCATGTATAAAATCTGCTCCCGATTCTAAAAGCGTTTCAATTGATTGGTGAATCGAGTACTGAGGCAGTAGATCGTCTTCACTTAGGTATCGAATGTACTCACCGTTAGCACGTCTTATCCCTTCATTTAGATTCTGTGAAGCGTTGAACTCAGGATTATGTGATAGGATTAACTCTATCTTACCGTTGTATCTTTGGTTCTTTACAGATTGGATTGCTTCACTGAGCCAGCCCCGATCTTTAGAGTAGTAAATTATGATTGATACGGTTGGATTCATTTCTTTTTTATCTTATGAATCTTCGGATTAAATAGAACTAAATTAACACCATGTGCATTATGCTTCTCACTCCCAATTAATAAAGTTAAATCATATTCTAGGTAACCTCTCAGCCATCTATAATCACTTTCTACAACTTTAGAATCAACTAGAACCGCCTTACGTTCGTTTACCCATACAGTAGAACCGATTGGAGGCAATGGATTTTTTAATCTAAAAATCTCTTTTTTTAATTCAAAAATTTGACCATCCAAAAGCTCTACCTTACTTTTTAATTTTCTACAAAACATAATTTATAGTTTTAATAATTGTTTCAATCGTTCACCCGTCGCTTTATATCCGTGTCGCTCCTTTGTTTCTAAGTGGATTCTCTCAGCCCTTGCCATTGTCAGATACTTCTGTGAATCTTCAATAGCACTTTG